GCTGGTGGGATAACTTCGAACATATTATGTGGACATAATTTGTCCTTCACTGTAACAGATATAGCTAGTTAAATATGTGTTGTGTAAGCACTTACGTATGTTGCGTGTGGTAGGCTCGGGGGCCAGTATTACCCCCCGAGCCCTACCACCCTACCACCTACCATCTATAAAAGGATGGGTTGTATCGTTTGTGAATCAATAAATGAGTCGTTCGTTTCATTGGTGTTTTACTCTTAATAACTATAGTGAGGATGAGTGGAAGAAAATTATCGAGGTTTGCGAATCAGAGTGCAAATATTTCATCGTCGGTAAAGAAGTCGGAGATGGAGGAACTCCTCACTTGCAAGGATACGCCTCGTTTCGCCGACGGTGTACTCTCAATGCTGTTCGGAATAAACTTGGCTGTAGGATCCATTGTGAAATCGCAAGAGGTTCTTCTCGACAAAATAGAGAATATTGCTCAAAAGGTGGAGATTTTAAAGAAGGAGGTAGAATTCCTCAAGGTTCAGGTAACACCAAATTATCAAGAGACGAACTTGCAAACGAGTTTGCAGTTGCCTTCAGAAGAGGAAATGATGGGATTCATGACTTCTCTGGAGAACATGCTGGAACTTGGTACTTCTCCGGACATAACTTGTTACGAAACGCTCTGACATTAGAGCGTCCTGTTGATCGTCCTGATATAACTGTTTTATGGATATATGGAGAACCCGGTGTTGGAAAATCAAGAAAAGCTCATGATATGTACCCAGAGGCATACATAAAAGATCCAAGAACAAAGTGGTGGAATGGATATATGAAAGAAATAGAAGTTATTATTGATGATTTTGGTCCTAATGGTATAGATATGAATCATTTGCTACGTTGGTTTGATAGATATAAATGTGTAGTAGAAACAAAAGGTGGAATGTGTCCTTTGTTTGCTTACAAATTTGTAGTTACTTCTAACTTTGAACCAAGCGATTGCTTCAAAGATAAGGAAGGTGTACATCATCCTCAGATGGATGCATTGTATCGAAGGATAACAGTTGAATATATGGAATGAAATGTTTGTGTTCCCGCGCGCGGGAGCGCGCTAATCCATGCGTAGAGTCCGTTGCGTTGGGGCCAACCCGCCCTAGAGGGCGGGTCGGTGAGCGAAGCGAACCGGGGTGGGTGTCACCCTCTATAAATACTAAGTCTTTCCCCCCCTTGTCTAATGCTTGCTCCTCTTCCTAATAGAAGACCGCAGCGAAGCGAAGGTCTGGGAGTGTATGAGGACATTACAGAAGAGGAAAAGATCAAATGGGCCGTTCACTTCCAGATTTAAACGTCGTCGATTTGTCAGACGACGAAGGTTCTTCCGAAAAGGAGGAAGTACTCTCGGATACAATTCAAGAAGTCTTAGGCCTTCTAATCTATTTCGAAAAACTGCTAGAAGGCTTAGAAAAAGGACTCTTAGGAGTCTATTATGGAGGGAAACTCTAACTTCGGAGCACTACAAGAGTATCAGAAGTAGCATTACAAGCTCTCTTGTTACTCCTGCAACAACTAGTGAGATACTTTTTGTACGTTTGGAGGCTCTTAATACAGCTAGTGGATCAGAATTCTGGAAAACAGCTGGTGGTTTACAAGATCCAAGTTTTGGTGTAACGCCTAATTGGAGTGCAGCTCCAGGTGCCGGTGTTTTCGATCCAATTCGTACAGTGATTCGTGGCGGTCGATTATGGTGTTCAGTTTCAAATCCTGATCTAACGGACATTTTGACTGTGAAAGTTCAATTAATGTTCTTAAAGTCACAAATTCGAAATGCTGCTGACACGGCGGTATCCAACACGTATGTCGATTGGGAAAATGCTATTATTGCTGCTGGTGCAAGGCCGTTCGGATGGAACATATTCGACGCACCTGATGCTTCTGAGTACCTGTACCCACCCGTAATAGACAAAACTATTGACTTACAACCTGGTCAAGAATCAACGATTGCGTGGAAGATTAAACCTGTTAAACTAGATTGTCGTGCTTTCCAGAACGGAGGTGGCAGCTGGATGCCTGTTTGGTTTGTATATGTTGGTCAGCGGATCAATAATTCAGCTGGTGGGATAACTTCGAACATATTATGTGGACATAATTTGTCCTTCACTGTAACAGATATAGCTAGTTAAATATGTGTTGTGTAAGCACTTACGTATGTTGCGTGTGGTAGGCTCGGGG